GTAGAAAAAGTTGTTGAAGAAGTTGAAGAAGTTGAACCGATAGTTGATGTAGAAAAACTATTGATTGCAAGACCAGACTTTGAACACAATAGTAACCAATCATTCTTAGAGAGTGTTGAGGGTTGTATAGTGTACATAGAAAAAACCACGACAGATATACTACCAGTAAACTCAGAACTATTGTTAGCACAGGCGGCTTTAGAGAGTGGTTGGGGTACATCTAGGTTTGCCAGAGAAGGCAAAAACTTATTTGGTGTTAGAACATATGACTTACGAGAGCCTCATATGTTACCATCAAATAATCCTAAGAAATGGGGTGTAAAAGTTTACCAACATGAGTGTGATAGTGTACTACATTACATGAACATACTAAATGATGGTTCTGCTTTTACATCTTACCAAGAGATGAGAGATACTATTGGTATAGATGACCCATTTAAATTGGTAATGACGTTAGACGCATATGCCACAGATAAGAACTATTTTGATAAGGTTAAATCTATAATCAAAAAGATACGTAAGGATTATAGATAAATAGTCCTATGTTAAAAATAATCATTACATTTTTAAGTGCCATTTCTATATCTGTAATAGCCGCTGGTTATTCCATTATGGGTTTGGCCACTTTATTCGCAGGTGCAGTTATACCTATTATCGCAATGGGTACTGTATTAGAAGTTGGTAAGTTAGTTGCAGCTTCATGGTTATATGATAACTGGAACAATAAACTTGTACCAGCGTCTATACGTGCTTATCTAACAATCGCAGTAATCGTACTTGTATTTGTTACATCAATGGGTATCTTTGGTTTCTTATCAAAGGCACACCTAGACCAAGTACAACCACAATCAGGTAATACCATTAAGATTGAATTGATAGATAATCAACTAAACCAACAGAAATTAATTATAGATAGAGCACAGAAGACGTTAACTCTATTAGACCAAACACTTGAAACGTATATTGACATGGAATATGTCACTAGAGGTCTTAAAGAAAGAGAAAAACAGAAACCAGAACGAGAAGCATTAACTCTTGCCATTAATGAGGCAAGTGATAAGATATCGGAATTGAGTGACAACAAAGGTGCCTTACAACTAGCACAAGATAAGATAGAGGCAGAAGTAGGACCTATTAAATATATTGCAGAGTTAATTTATGGTGACGAGGCACAAGACCATTTTGATAAAGCAGTACGTTGGGTTATCATCACATTAATATTTGTATTTGACCCATTGGCAGTATTACTGTTAATAGCGGCCAACATATCTATGAGGACTAGAAGGCATGAAAAAGAACACATTATCGCCGAAGAAAAAGCAGACAAAGAAGGCGAACTCAAAAAAGAAATTAACAAAACCAAGAAACAAAGTCTATCGGCAAAAACTAGAGCTGGAAATCTCAGACGTGAACAAAAAGTTTATAGAGATTTTTTTAAAAAACTAGGCGCTAGAAGTCTAACAAATAGAGACTATGAAGACTTTTTTAAGAAAATGGGTAACAAACAAATCAAACAATTAGGCCTGGATCCTGATGAAATACGTATAAAATCAGACCAGATAATGGATTGGAATGATAAGTCAAATAAGCCATAATAAAGCTTGCCAATTTAACATAAACATGTTAGAATACCTATATTAATGATACACAATGAGGATATAAAACGCATGATGGCAACAACAACTTTAACACCTTTACAGGCACGTAGAATAAGTAACGCAGAAAAGACATGTAGGTCTTCTACTACTGATTGGTCTAAAAACTTCTGGTATGGTGTACTAGAAAAACTTTGTAAGAAATATGGCGCAATGGATTATTTTAGAAAGGCGTCACATTAATGAATATATTTTACGTACATAAAGACCCGGTCAGAGCAGCCAAAATGTTAATCGACAAACATGTTGTTAAGATGATTGTAGAATCAGCACAGATGTTGTCAACGGCACACCGTATGATTGACGGCACTCAGTACACAGGCAAAACTAAAACTAATCGTAACATCAAAAGATGGTTACACCCAAATCCAAACCTAGAAGAAACTTTATACAAGGCATGTCACACAGGACATCCTAGTACAGTGTGGGTAATGGCAAGTGCATACAATTATAACTGGTTATACAGACATATGATTGCTCTTAATGATGAATTCAAATTACGTTACGGCCACATACAAGACCACAAAACAATACAGTTGCTAGAGGGTGCATTAATGTATCCACCTAAAAACATTTCACTAAATGAATTACCTACAGACCCAACACCAGCTATGCCAGACGATTGTAAAATACCAGGTGATGTTGTAGGGTCATACAGAAAATACTACATAGAATACAAACGTGCTTTTGCCTCATGGAAATCACCAGGTGTAATGCCAAAGTGGTATAGTGATGGTTTAAATAAGTTAACTGATATAAAATTTTATAATGGCGGGATACAACATGGTGAAACAATCGGTTGAAATACCATCAGGATAAAATAATAAATACTATCAAAGAATATTATAATGAAGGAGACCAGAAACATGGCGTATAATAGAGAAACAATGATTGAGGCTGTGAAATCACACGCACAAGGTCATATCGACAAACATAAAATTAATGTTGAAATACTAATGGAAAGACCAGCAGGTATTGGTGAACATGGAGATGTACTAACTGAAATTGAAAAAGAGATTAAAGTTATTGCTGAATATGAAGACCAATTAGAAGTAATTGCTAAACATTTTGAAACTAAGGATCCGTTTAAGGTTAAAGTATAATGCCAACTTACGATTTTGAAGATACAAAAACAGGTAAGATTTGGACAGATATGATGTCCATTGCAGATAAAGAAGCATATTTAGCTAAGAACAAACACATCAAACAGATGATTACCACTATAAATATAGTAGGTGGTGTACAAGGCATGGGTTCATTTAAAAACGACCAAGGTTGGGCAGAGAATATGTCCCGAATTGCTGAAGCACACCCTACGAGCAATCTAGGTCAACGTTATGGTAAACCTAGTATTAAAGATGTTAAGACACAACAAGTGATTAAGAAACATGCAGCTAGACGAGTTGCAAAACTAAAAGGATAAAGTAATGGCAGATATACCAGATTATATGAGAGGGTTTGATACGGCAGATGATTGGGGTTTTACTCCAGTATCTAAAGCACCTGAATCTTCAACACAACCTAGTATAGACCCCTCAGTGCTTGACAATCAAACGATTGAAACAGCAAAGATTAAAGAGGATGTTAGGGATATTAAATCTATGATGTCTGAAATTATGCAGATAGTTGCCGAACAAGACGGTGTAACTAAAGAACTTACAGACGAAGATACGTTAAATAGGTTTAAAGAAATTGAAAAGGTAATATTGCCTTTTCTTTACAACTTATCAAAGTCAGAAGAGCCATACATTCATTGGCCAAATAGACAACCTATTATTAAGGCACAGATTGATAAGATACTATCATTAACAAGAGGTAAAACTAAATGAATACAAACTATCAGAAATGTTTAGAAACTATTTTACATCACGAAGGAGGTTACGTAAACCATCCTAAAGACCCAGGTGGTGAAACTAATCTAGGTGTTACTAAAAGAGTTTATGAAGAATGGGGTGGAGCAAAAAACATGAAAGACTTAACAGTTGAAGATGTTGCACCAATCTATAAAAAGAACTATTGGGACAAAGTAAAAGGTGACGATTTACCTGGAGGTTTGGACCTATGTGTATTTGACTTTGGCGTCAATGCAGGACCAGGTCGTTCAGCTAAGTATCTACAAACAATGATTGGTACTGTTGCAGACGGTGGCATTGGACCTAATACTTTAAAATCTGTTGCAGAATATGTAGAGGCACATGGTATTGACAAAGCAATCATTAATTTTCAAAATGCAAGACAAGGTTACTATGAAAAACTAAGTACCTTTGAAACATTTGGTAAAGGTTGGACTAGACGTGTAGATGAAACTACAGCGTTAGCTAAAACCCTTACATGAGAGCATAAACGTCTTTATGATGAGGCACTTAAGCAACAACGTGACGAATTAAACGATATGTATGCTAAAAAAGGCATTTAATTATCAATTAACGCTTGCCATTGAACATATACTATGATATAATATAATTAAGAAATCAAAAATGAAGGTGAATAAATTATGAGTACAGCAAAAAACTTTATACAATTAGACGATACAGTCTTTCCAACTACTAAAGGCAAGAACCAAGGAGGTTTTCGTTTTTACGAAGTAGATGGTAACCATTTTCCCTCTATCACTACTGTGCTTGGTGTACAGAAGAAGCCTGGCTTAGAAGCATGGCGTAGAAATGTAGGTGAAGAAGCCGCTAAATGGGAAATGAATCGAGCTGCTAGACGAGGTACTGCCGTACACACACTAGTAGAACAATACTTAAAAGGTGAAACTCCTAGTGAACGTAGTGTATTACCACTTGGTATGTTTAGGTTGTTAAAACCTTACCTTGACCAAGTTGATAATATTCATGCGTTAGAGAAAATCATGTACAGTAAGAAGTTGACCATTGCTGGTCAAGTGGACTGTATTGCAGAATACAATGGTAAGTTGTCGGTGATTGACTTTAAAACTGCCAACAAAGAACGTGTAGACTCATGGAATGAGAACTATTACATCCAGTGTACTGCCTATGCAATTATGTATGAAGAACTATTTGGCACTAAGATTGACCAAATTGTAATTCTACAAGCTGGTGAAGATGGTTCATGTAAAGCATTTGTCAAACAAAAGGCAGAATATGAGTCTAAACTTGCAGAATCAATTAAGTATTTTTATAAATATTACGAAGAGAAAGCAGGTAATAAACCAAGTTAGTCCTTTCTCTTAAAAGGGGACTTAAATGAAAAAAATCATATCAGGAATAATTATGGGAATGTTTAGTACCATTGCTGTAGCATTGTTTTCGGTGAGTGCAACTGCTGATGAACATTATAATTTTTGGCCTTCAGCTGCACCGATTATATGTGGTCAGACTAAACCTATGTTAGAGTTTTTAGCAGATGATGGCATGATTCCGCTTACAGTATCATTCGGTAAAGTAGATGGTAAAGAAGATGGTGAGATTGCATTTGTTGTTACAATGTGGATGAAACCATCTACAACACAACAGATGGTAACTATAGGGAAACCAGACGGTACTGAGATGTGTATTTTATATAAGAGTTTTGACACTACTGTTAATACAGATTTTAATGGTAAGGGTATAAACTTATAAGAATTGGTCGTTGACGACAAATATGGTAGACAGACTGGACTCGGGTGCAATTCCCGACAGCTCCACCATAAACACATTTACTGAGTGTGCTTATGATGGGGCTGATATAGGATTCGACAGATGTTGAGAAATTTGTAAGAGATTAATAGGTGGCAACCTTAAATGCTAATTAAACGCAAACAATAATAACTTTGCATTAGCGGCCTAGTCGCTTAGGGTTTTGTGGATTGCACCTCGTAACAGAAGCAATCCACGCTTGACTAATTAAATATAATATGATATAAAGGGTGATATGAATAGTAAAGAATTTAGTTTAATAATTGAAGGCATTGTAAAAGACAAGAAACCTATAAGTTACCTTGACGCAATTATACACTACTGTGAAACAGAAAAGATTGAAGTTGAAACAGTTGGTCGTATGATTACAAAAGCACTTAAAGAAAAGATAAAGTCAGAAGCTTCTGATGTTTGTTTACTTAAAGGTGGAAGACCAGCAAGATTGCCTATATGAATGGGTTAGAATACTTATATCACATTCTCTTTGTAGAGATTGAATTTGGATTGTGGGGTATAATANGTTTAGGTGTAGTGTTCGCTATACTGAGTTACATAATGGATTATAATGGAGAGATAAACAATGAACATTGAATTAGTAGATAAAATGGGTAGTGACCTGTCTGTAGTAAATGCAGCTAGGGTTTCATTTGCTAAGAAGAAAGAAGTCTTTGACCAAGGCGATGAGAAATTAATTAAATATTTGGCAGACCATAATCATTGGTCTCCTTTTGGTCACACAACACTACAGTTTCTAATTAAAGCACCAGTATTTGTAGCAAGACAGTTGGTTAAACACCAAGTTGGTCTTGTATGGAATGAAGTATCACGTAGATATGTTGATAGTGAACCTGAGTTTTACATGCCTTTCATATGGCGTGGTAAACCAGATAATAAGAAACAAGGTTCTAGTGATGAAGAGATTGAGTATGATGTATCTAGTACAATGCAGTATGTTAAAGAGACATACAATAACTTATTAAAAGCTGGTGTTGCACCAGAAATGGCAAGAATGGTATTGCCTCAAAACATGATGACAGAGTGGTATTGGACAGGTAGTCTTATGGCCTTTGCTCGTGTTTGTAACTTACGTAACAAGGAAGACTCACAAGAGGAGACAAGAGTAATAACATTACAAATGGCTAAACATTTACAAGACCATTTTCCTATTAGTGCGAAATACTTGTTAGATGATTAATGGAATATGGAGG